TCCACGGCGTGATGTAATCTAAATAATCTTCATCGAGAAAGTCGACCAATCAAAATTATTCGCCCATTTTACACGATAATCTATCTCACTATATCCTTCTTTTTGAATGATATATTGTTCGTTCGCCAACCAGCAGTTGTATTTCGGTTGAATATACTCTGTATACATAAAATCTATGTTCTTACGTTCCAATTCTAACAAGTTGGGATAACTCTCCACGAAATCCAAAATCGGTTTATACATGTGCTGTTTCACCAAATACGCGTGATTACACCAAATCGTCCCCTTCACCCACTTTTGGTCAGAGTCAATACCGTCATATCGTGTGAGTATACCACCCAAATATAGAATATCCCAATCAACACTGCTATTGCCACCGTTTCCGCATCCACTCGGCAACTTTACACGCGCCAGTTCCATAATGTTATCACGAATTACAATATCATCTTCTAGAATCAACACTGACGAGAGATTTTTACTATTAGCATACTGGATGGCTTTAATATGTGACCTAAAACAACCCACTTTGGGGTCTTCTGTATTCAAATTATTCATCAATAGCGAATGTTTGATCCCGTGTGCGAGTAAATGATCACTCACATATTTGGTTCGTTCTGGGCGCTCTTCCAAACAAATCGCAATAACCTCTTCCGCAAATGGCGGTTTCAATAAAAATGACGCGCCACCACTAGCATCATCTATCTGGGTCTGTGTAGGCGATGATGGCGGCGTATGTATCGTCTCGGGTGTAAATAATGTCTCCGACGAAATCGAGGAAATTGATCTATCCGATAATTGTGGTGACGTTCCTGGACTTACACCTTTATACTTAAAATACTTTTCCCACGTAATTGGTCGATCATTTAGTTTGATTATACCCAAATACGGATTTGTTACCTCTTCATAATTATTACGCGCCAATAAATCCCGAATCTTCGTATATATTTTGTCAGTGCTTACTTCAATACTAAAAAACTCGATTTGAAATACTTTATTCGAAACAACCAGGCCCACGCCAGTTGAATTATCCGTATCAGGGATTGAAAGACGATTCTCCTCAAAAAATGTAGATATAATCTCATATTCCGAGCCTTCACAGTCAATCGCACAATAATCAATACGGTCTGGCGCTCCTTGCTGGCAACACAGATCATATAACGTTATTGTGTCAACCTTGTACGATTTCAGGGTGGTTCGTGTCCATTCTTGACAATCCTTATTGTTTTCTAGCGAACTTTTCAGACCACTTAATTCTTTAATATTGGATTCATAAAAAATCGCGCCGCTTCCGCTTCCGTTGGATATGGAAGATGTCACATTGGAAACTGCGGCAACAACAGGAGAAACACGATTCACACGCAGTTCATTTTGATAAATCCGCGCTGGCTCAAGCGCAAGACCGCGCCATTCACGATATCTCTCGAAGAAGTAACACGCAGAGTTGGTTATACCATCCCCCGCACCAATTTCGATGAAATATCCGCCATTTTTCCCTTTTGTTATATATTTATCGAGAAACTGATCATTACGAAAATCGTGATAATATTCTGGATATATTACAAGTTCGTCATCGGCTGCTTTACCTAGAATTGTTTCAGGGTCCGGGACGCTAATAATCTCGCAAAAAGGCGACGTCGGAGAATTATACACCGTAAGCTCCATCTTCTGTTTATGAAGAAACTCATTACGGCGCATAACATCCCCCAATATCGTCTCCCACAAGTGTGTTCCATACGATTCTGGCGGAAATTCATACGGCACAGTCTCCGAATTCAGAAACGCCACGGTATCCTGCCAGTGAAGTGGCATAAACACATTACCATCCAGGATTTTCATCCGATATTTATGGATATAATGTGGATGATCGTCGATCAACTTCTTATTGGAGTCGCGGATATGATGTGCCCATATTCCTAACCTCAATCCCGACTTGAATTCGTTCAACCATAATTTGATAAACTCGTTCTTCGGTTTCGCCGCCAAAAACGCATTGATTAGACTACGGCATCCATTTCGTTCCTCACTTATATAAAATGAATGCCCGGATGTGAATACATCGTCAAAGGGGCGCGTAATAATCATATCGAGGTCCAGGTACACCCCACCGTGCTCATATAATAACTCAAGCCGAACCACATCCGCCTTGTACTGAAAATGCTTCAATTCAAAGCCGTCGAAAAACTGCGGCACATCTATTTTCAGGATACGCACACCAGGTTGATTCTTAATATCATCCCAGTATTTGTTGTTTTTTGGCTCTTTCGAGTTGTAAAGCCGGATTTCGTAATTAGGCATATACTGAAGCATTGAATGTACGCAACGATGGTGGAAATTATAGAATTCTGTCTCACCGAAATAAAGAAGATGGATGACGCGCGGGATTTCATCGCAGGGATCCTTTGGATATAACGCGCCCAAATTACAAATCGAAGAGAACTTAATGTTGTCGGGCAATTCTGAATCGTTATCATTGATACCCTCCGGTGTATTTGGTACAGGAGACGGAGTATCAACAACTTCTTCATACTGACTCACTGCGATTTCTTTGTTTATAATGAAGTTCGCACTGGCACGATAAAATCGCGTATAATTCGTGTCACGTTTATTATATGTCGGGAAATACTCTAAGTACAAGTCTGCCAACGCAACCAATTTTTCGTATTCTTTATTAAAATGGTACTGGTTATGAATTTCTTGAAGCATCTGATTTCGGTCCAAATGCTTATAACTATTCTGATAATGAATGTAACGTAATTTATTGAGTCGAGATACTTGTCCTTCAATCTCTGGTTTATCGGCGGCGGTGACGGCGGCGGCGGTGGAAGGTAACATAATATACTTTCCCCACGCCATTCCACGCGAATTACAGTCAACCGGACAATTTTCGGATGATAGAAAATAATCATCATATCCTAATTCGTGAATATGTCCAACACTAATCAGTTTCGACCACGCTTTCGTAGGTTCAATCGTATAATGCGCCTCGCGTGATGGTTCGCGCATAATATCGTCTATTGCTACAATACTGTCTTCACCCCGCGCAAGTCTTTTCGAATTTAAAATATCATTGAGGGGAATATCGCCTTTATTTCCACCATCAATAAATATAAAGTCGAATAATAGCGGTGGCGCAGTAGCTGGGATTTTCATTCGATGTGCTATTTGTTCTTCATAATTTGGTACAGTAGTATTACTATCACCAGTAACGAGTGTATGACGTCCTGGAAAAACCTGGTCGATATAACGCTTTCCCACAAATACATGGGCATACTCACCAAGATCAAAACTCACGACTTTGACTTCCGGGGGGGTCATTGCTAAAAACAAAAGTGCTGAATGTCCTGTATTAAACCCAATCTCCATTATGGATTTTGGAGCACTGGTTTTTACTAGTTCACATAGACGGTCGGTCTGCGCCTTGATTTGATATGATCCACCCTCTGTAATATAATATTGCTCTAATTCTTTTGTTAAACCATCTAGTAAATAAGAGTATTCCGTATTATTAGATATAGATGTCATTATACAATTATGTATGTCAACTTTGAATTGTATAATGAAATAGGTATGTTTATATTTATATAGTTATTAATTACTGGTTATTTGGATTTGTCAAACTTCCTAATGCTAATTTTTTGGCTATTTTTTGATATAACCAATCATCGTCATTTCCCCATTCACTATATTCTGGTTGTATAATATTTATAAACTCAGTTGCTAATACATCGTTTTGGTAATGAACTTGAATCTTACAACTCACACTCTCACGTGGAACTATATTTGCGCTCATTAACCAAAACATGTTTATTGCTCCTTCAGCTATAGGATTTGACGGATAACATATTGTCCAATTCGACATTATATATTATGTAATCAGATATTTATTATTTTTTAATTCTATAAATACGATAATTCGCGTTAAACTCACGAGTTACTCCGTTGGGGCCCAAGTTTGAAAACCTAAATAACAATTGATAAATACCGTTTGACATACTAAGATTACTATTTGCGGTCCATAAATTTCCAGCGGTTGTTTCCCATAAAGCGCTGCCGCGAATTTGTTGATGTGCCGGGTCAGTTTCAAGAGGTGACGCTGGGGAAGTGAAGAATTCAATTAGATATGGCGATGAACTAGAAACTGAGTATTGAAGGACAGCATCTGTCTGAAAACGATTAACCAACATTCTACTGTCTGTTATTAAATCCGGAGTAGATTGCGCAGTTTTCCGTGTTTGCATTTGTATTACTCCTTCTAAATTGGTTCGATACCTGTACCGAATATCTGTTCCCTGAGCTGAAGTATATCCACATAAAAAATGTGTATTATATCGCTGGTCGTAAACGGATATGGCCCCGTTTTGCTCGATATTATTCGTCCATGTAGTCATAGCATTATTGGTTGCGGTATAGCTTCTACTATTAACATTATTATTGAAACCTAAATAAATAAAGCCTGCGGGGCTTGTTGTGGGTGATCTGTTCCAGTTTATTTCAACTTCGTAACGAATATTATACAGATCTAAATCGATTTTTCCAATTGAAGTAAAATCAACCGCTAAGGTATCCGTAGCCGATGATGTATTTACTTGACCGCTTGTCCATAAAACATAATCTGTTGCACCTATGGGTCCAGTTGGCCCATTACCACCAATCAGTTCGATATTTATTTGGGGTAAGCACTCTGGGCCTGAATCTGCCGATGCCTGGGCTGCATATAAAGTACCTGTCGACACCGCAAATGCGACTCTTTGTCCGGCTATAGCGTTAAATACTGCAGAACCAGTAACATTACTATTTGCACTACTAGTCGCACCACTACCACCAAACGACCTTATTATATTAACCGCACCATTAGCCAATGTAGAACTTAAACATAATATAACATCAACCCCGACGCTTGATGACGCATTTGTAACACCGGTAAAATCTACACGATATGTACCTGTTGTTGGTAATGTGAATAATGTTTTAGTCGCATCTATTGTAAATATACCATTTGTATTAACTACTGTATTTTGAAACGGAATTAAATATCTGTTACTTCCATTTATTGAGGTTGTGATCAAATTTGTGATTGGGCCATAACCTGCGGCAGCTACAGATGAATATGCTGATAATGCTACAATATTAATGGCGGGGGCCGGTCCGGTTATTCCAGTTGGTCCGGTCGCCCCCACGAACTCGCCACCCGATTCAGCGCGTGGTTTTCTCATAATTTTACAGTATGCCTGATTCGCGACTGCTAATCCATTCGCCGTGGGATTATAAAACACCAATCGCGATGATAATAATCCGGTTGTAACACTTGTGGATGAATAAGCGATCGTTCCAAATGATTTATATGTTCTGTTTGGGTAACTATTTGTATCTAATGCTGATGAATAATGTTCTATATTACCAAATATTGTATTTGTTGAAAACTTTGGTCTTGTAAACGTTATTTTGATGTAATGGTTAATTACAACCGGTGCCGTGATAGCACTAATACCATTCAAATATATAAGTATTGGTTCAAGAGTTTCACTAGATGAAAATGTGCCTTCAGCATCTTCAATCCACGAATAAACATATCTTGCCGATGTTGTATCATCAAACCACGCCAATCGCAAATGTGTGTTTCCAACTGAAACAGTTTGTTTAACTTCCAATAATACGACATAATCATAATTATCAAAATCCCACGATAATGAATTTGTAAAATATGCGTTATTTGTAAATGTATTAAAGTTTCCATTTGTTAGTAATCCATCTTGTATGGTGGTCGAGCTTGGCGTCCAAACACCGATTGGGCCTGTGTTTCCCTGTGGACCCGTCGGTCCTGTTGGTCCTGTTGGTCCTGTTGGTCCTGTTGGTCCTGTTGGTCCTGTTGGTCCTGTTGGTCCTGTTGGTCCTGTTGG